TAACATAGATGCAATACCTTTATATGCTCTAGATGTTGGTGTCTCATACATTCTTTTACAAAACTCTAATGCAGTATGTATATCATCATCTTCTAATGAAAAATCTCCATTTATTTCTTTCATGATTAAATACTCTTTATCTATATCAGGTGCATAAAAAAAAGGATTCATATCTGGATTAGGACATGTCATATAAAACAAATACAAATAAATCTTAAGATGTTCTTCTGGATAGTTATCCATTATATCTTTTAAAGCTTTTAGTGTATAACAGTGTTCTGTAGGTATTACAATACCATTTTGAACATCAAACAATCTTACTATCATTTTCTTTTAAATATATTAGTATTAGACTTTTTCTTGGTTTTAATTATTGTATTATTATAAATAAAAACAAGAGCATTTATTAATGAAGTTGCTTTATATTCCTCATAATATATATGATGTTTTAAAAGAACTGACCACTTTGATTTTTTTGAAATATTATAATTAGTAAACTCAGCATCTTGACCTGTAGAAGGAATTTTATATAAATTTTTTACTAAAATATATTTAGAAAATTTCCATTTTACATTACCTACAAGAATTATATCTTTATAAAAATTAAAAAATTGTATCATAATTATTTCTTTTTAATTGGGTTATCTTTAATATAGTTAATAATTGCTATAACCTCATCATATAGATAGGGTACTTTTAATACTACTACTTCTTTTACTATTGGATCACCATTACTATTATAACTTGTAATAGGATAACCATATTCATCTTTACCTTCTTCTTCAAATAAAACATGATGTATATGCATATACCCAGGTTTTAACTTTGGGTTGTGTTTAAGTATGATATACATATAAATACTTAACTGTAATGCATAGTGACTAAAGTTACAATCATCTAATGAAGATATAGGAGAACTCATTTTATCTGATATACCTTCCCAGTTTTTATATGATTCAGTTTTAATTTCTTTATTAGTTTTATAATCTATTATGTTTACTCTATCATTGATTACTTCTACTAAGTCTGATTGACCACATAAACCTGCTGACTTAAGATATACCATATGTTCAGGATATATTCCAGGATCTAGTTTTTGTAATGGTGCATATCTTACACCATTGTTTTCACCACTAGGAATAAATACAGGAACAGTTATACCTTCTCTTTCTATTGATGCTAATGAACATAAGTCATCTTCTCTTTGGTTATGATAAAATGTACCAAGAGTCATTGCTCTATCAGACTCTGCATTCCATATAGCTTGTATAGCTTTTGGTTCTATACCATACCATTTAGATTTTTTATTTTTTGAAACTTTTTCTGCAACTGATTTTGAGTCAAAAGATTTTTTAAAATTAGAAACTAATGTAGTTACACTTGTCCAATTTATACCTTCTGAATTATCTATACTTTTATAAGTATGATCTGATGCTTGAAATACTATACTCATAGTGCATCTAATTTATCTTCTTCTTCTTCTGTAGTAATGGCAAACCATTTAGCTCCATTAGGATGAGGACATGAAGATGATAATGATCTAGTTTTAAGAGCTAATGAACATCCACATTCATTACAACAAGGTGATGTACCTTTAACTGCACATTTTTTTCCTTTAAGGTCACAATCATCACAAATGTTATGTCTTAATTTTGCAACATCTTCAACAAATTCATCTCTAATTACTGCATTCTTAATACCTTCCATTATTTGAGATTTGTTATCCCATATTATCTTTAGTATATTTTTCATTTTTGGTTTTTTTAAATTCTTGTTTTTTTAAATCTAATTCAATTAATTTAAGTTCCAATGTAAGTAGTGCATCTAATTTAGTTTCAATTCCTTTTTTATTAAAGTATGCACTAAATGTTGATGTATCATGTGATTCTAAAACTTTAGTATATCTTGGTATAGCTTTTCTAATTATACCAGTTTTTGCTACAAAATGACCAAGACCATCAATGTTAATTCTAGGATAAGTTAAACCTGTTAAGTTTTTTCTAATTTCTTTATAATAATATTCTATAAAATCTTCAACTAAATCAACAGTAATATTTAAATCTTCAGATACATCTTTATATAATAGAGTTGATTTCTTGGGTATCATTTACCTAAAAATTTATAATCTAATAATATACTACCTGTTGTTTGTATCTTCATATCAGGATTAACCATAATAATTTTTTTATTAGTAGCATCCTTAATTATCAATTTATTTTTTTCACATTTGTTTATACAGTTTCTTACAGTTTGTGATGATTTAAATATTGCATGTTCTTCAAATGCATCATAACAAAAATGTGTAAGTTCAATTGGACCAATAACACTGAGTAGTGCAACACATTCTATATCAGAATTACTCACCATTATCCTATTAAGATAACAGTGAGTTAATATCTGAAATTTAATAATATCTGGTGTAGACATTATAACACGTTTTTGTACTTGGTTAACTAAGGCCATTAGTTCTGTTTCTTAAGTTGTCTTTTAACAGTTTCTTCTGAAGGTTCATTTTCATCTGATTCTGGTTCTTCAACTTGTTCTTGTTGTGACTGCATCATCATTGCATACTGCATTTGAATACTAGATCTTTTAAATCTTGCTTCATCAATGTCACATAACATTTTTTCATAAGATAACTGTGCATCTAAATAAGGCATTGATTCGGTATAAAACCTTAACATTTCTTCTTTTCTAGCTGCTAATTCTTCTGGAGTCATATCCATTTCTTGTTGGTTTTCCATTACTATATTTTTTAAGTTTAAACAAATATATATATAATAAGTTTAAATCAAATATATTTAAACAAAAAAATCCAAGTAATTTAAGTTACCTGGATTTGTATGTGTAAAGAAGGTTAATTAAAATGCTCTTTTAATTTTTCTTGCAACATTTTTAGCTCCCCATCTTATTTTTCTTCCTAAATGTTCAAGACCTAAATTTCTTCCACCACCATTACTACTTCCACCACCATCATCATCATTACTGGTTTCAGTACGTGTAGTTTTAAAAGTAGTAACTTTTTTACAACCTTGACCAGTACTAGTCCCACCTTCTTGATATTTAGTTTTACTCTTTTTTTTCTTAGGAGTAACTTCAAAACTTCTCATAGATCTAATGATCTGATTTTTGTCATCTATCATGATTACCTGTTTTTAAATGTAAAATTCATTACTGTTATTAAATAAAAGTCTCTTGAGATATCTATTTCTACTGTTAATATATCTAATGAAGAGACTCTTAATCTAATCATTAATTTATCCCATTGTTTTGATGCTGATTTCCAACTATTTCTAAATTTCATAATTCTATATCTTTTGATTCTATTAATGTATATGTAAAAGAATTACCATGTGTATCTTTTGCTTTATGCATAATACTCATGAACTCATTAAAGTCTTTTGCTCTTTTAAATACTTGGCATCCTTCTGACCAATTCTCTACATATGTTGATTCTGTTTTAGGATTACTTCTATGTATATTAATTCCAAATAAACCTTTATCAATTATTTGCATATCATGGAGAAGATTCTTATTGTTATCTCTCCAGATTGTTACTGCATTTTTTTGTGTTAATGCTTCATACTGTCCTTTATGTAAACCTATACAATGAGAACCTCTAAACTGTCCTAGTGCTAGTCTTGCTACACCTTTAGGATTATGGTATTCTTTCATTGCTTTGTTTCCAGGATCTGTTGTTATTGGCCATTCCTTATATATCCAGTTACCATTCTCTTTATAAGATAGTGTCATGATATCATCAAAAAGGTTACTAACTGAAGTTCCTGTTAAAGAATTTCTTATACCTACCATATTGACATCATATCCTTTATTAACTGCATCTTCAAAGTATGCATAATTTTTAGACTTGATTGTAGTTTCAATTTGTTCTCTTGTATAACTCATCAGTCTTTTTTAAAATATAAGTCAGCTTCATCATGTCTTCTTCTAACTAATCCTGCTAATGTAACTCCTCCTGCATTTACCCACTTCATAAATTCTTTTCTAATGTCTGGATCATTTGGATCTGCATTAACTTTTTTTAACAGTGTAGAAGATTTTAATGCTCCGGTTCCTAAGTTATAAGCAAAAGAAACTAATGCATCAAATTGATTCTGTGTGATTGTATCTATGCAATAACTATCTACTGCTCTTTCATAAGTACCTAACATATCAGCAAGTAATACTGTTGCTTCTGCTTTTGTTATAGGAGCATCAGCCATAGTAACTTTTTTTATCTTAGTGTAGTATGTTGCACCATATCCTATTGTAGGAACTCCTGCTGGACATCTGTAAGGTTTAGCACTAAAT